TCGCGGGACAGGTCGCCCTTCTGGTTCATCGCCATGCGGAGCCAGCGCACCGTGCCGTCGTAGATGCGCGGGTCGCCTATCTTCCCCTCGATGATCTGCTGAGGGTATTTGTGGAACATCTCGTCGAGGCCCAGCATGACATCCGATGACCCCTTCCGGAGTCTACCGTAGGCGTTCGGAAGGGCCCCGACTCCCGGCTTCAGCAACTCGGGGTTGAACTCCCGCAGGTAGCGGTTGCTCTTCGTCATCAACCGGGCCACACCTTCGGCCAGGGGTTTCGGGAGTGCCTGCGCCTCAGCCACCGGGTTGTGGATGTCAGGGAACGGGATCGGCACCTTTCGAATCTTCGTCTCAGGGTGCAGGCTCACCATCTTGAAGGCGTCGTCCTTGTAGGCGTCGACGAGCTTCTTCATCACGTCCTTGGTCAGCACGTCGCCGGGCTTGTACTTGCCCATGATGCCGGGGTGATCTTCCATCACCTTCGCCCACGTCGCGTCGTCCATCGCCCACTTCATCTTCCCGACGTTCATGCGCTTCATGCCGGGGATCTGGAAGCCAGGGAAGAGGTACTGGCCGCGCTCCACCTTCTCGGCGAGCGTGACACCCATGTTCAGCTTGTCTTCCTGCCCCGCCTTCAGGAGCTTCACGATGGTCCGCGCCTCGCGGTTCCCGTTCTTCGCCATCTCTGCCCAGTTCGGCATGGGCGTCTTCGCCATCTGCTGTTCGGTGCGGGCCTGCGTGAAGAGTTCCGCCGCCTTCCCGATCTTCGAGAGCCCGGCCCCCTTCAGGAAGTTGTAGGGGTTCGCCGCCAGGTCGAGCGCGAACCCGGCCGGGTGGGCGATCCACGGGTTCTTGACGCCCATTTCCTGTAAGGCTTCCGCGTTGAACGTGCGCGTGTCCTTGCCGGGGCCGACACCGAACAGCACCTCGGGACCGGAGAGGACACCCTTATGGATCAGGTCACGGAAGTTCCCCTCACCCTTCAGCAACTTCGTCAACTGAAGGAGCGTGCCAGCCTCCGAGTACGTCCCGGCCGACATGGCATCCATCGCCTTCTGGGCGAAGTAGCGCGACTTCTCCAGTTTGGGGTCGAAGTGTTCAACCACCGATTTGAAGGCGTCCACGGCATCGAGCATCTTCGGCGTGGCCATGCGAGCCAGTCGGGCATAGGGATGGTCGGGCTGCCCCTCCGCAGGCTGCTGCATGATCGTCTGGTAGGTCGGATCTGCCTCACGCTTCTGACGGTGAAACTCCATGTTCTTCTGGAAGTCTTCCGTGGGCGGCGTTAGGGGAACCTGGACCGTCTTCTGCATGAGGCGGGCATTCTGGTCGACACCCTGCCCCTTCACCCACTCTTCCGGATCGTCCGGTTGCCATGCGGCAACCGGGGCCTTGGCGTCGTTGGCCTTGGCCCACTCCTCGGGGTCGTCGGGTACGAATGCCGGGTGGCTCATCGGGCCCCGGTGTCGGCCTTGTACTTGGCGAGTTGAGCCTTGACATAGCCCGCCGCCTGGTCAGGGCGAAGCTTCGCAGCGCGCTGCATGATACCGATGACGACCTCGGCCGGGACACCCGCCGTGTCGGCAGGGGCCAGGGTTGAGCCGAGCGACGGCTGCTGCTGAGGGGCGGCCTGCGGCTGAAGCGCCTGCCCGAGCGTGGCACCGGAGAACTGATCGGCACCCATCTGGTCCTGAGTAGCCAGAGTCTCAATAGCGTTCTCATCGGCACCCAGCACGTCAGTACCATCGCCGCCATAAGGTGCCACGGGCTGCACAGGGGCCGAGTTCAGGGCCTCGCCCGCGCTCTTGTACAGGCCGGGGGCCTGCGACCCATAGGTGGTCAGCATGGAGTCCGCCTCGGCGATGCCGCCCAGGATGTCAGGAAGGTCGTTCTTCCCGGCGAACGTCTTGGCCGTCGTCAACTGCGTGCGAACGTCCCGCAGGTTCCTCATCTCGCGACCGATCTCCTCGGCCTGACTGGCGAGAAGGCGCGCCCGGTCGGAAGCCGAGATGCGCGTGTTGGTCCGGATGTTGTTCTGTTGGTCGATAGCCGCACGAAGCCTGGCCGTTGCCGCAGCAGTGTTGGCGACATACTCGCGGACCTTGCCCTTGGCCGCGTCCCTTGCTGCCTTCTCCTCGGGCGTCTCCAGCGTGTCGTAGTACTGCTTGAGATTCCCTTCGTGCGCCTTCTCGTTGTCGAGTTTTAGCTTGGTGTACTGGTCCTCGATGGCCTGACGACTGCGCTTGTAGGCCACCTCGTCCTCATACTGCCTGTCGGCCTCACGCTTCGCCCGGTTGGCATTGAGCCCCTTAAAGAGCCCACTGCCTACGGCGAGAAGCCCCTCACCCAGAGAGATGTTGGCCATCAGGCATTCCCCCAACCCGGATCAGGGGTGTAGGATCCGCCACCACCACCGGACGATCCGCCACCGCTACCGAAGTACTGCGCTGCCCCGGAGATCAGCGAGTCGATCATGCCAAGGATATCGCTGTGGCCCTGCGAGGCCAGCTGCGTCTTCAGCAACTGAAGCTGGTACTGGAAGTTCTTGTCCGCCATGCCCGACTGGAACTGCCGGTTCTGAGCGTTTTCGATCCGGCGCTCACGGGCGGCGAACTGGTTATTCTGGATGTTGCCAAGCGCGTCCGCCAGCGATGACCCGTAAGCCTGGCTGATCTGCCCCGCCCCGCGCGCGACCTCGGACGACTGCCCGAACCCACGAGAGTTCAGCGCATCATAGAGCCCCGTCGTCGATGCCCGCTGCCGCGCCGCGAGGATGCGCGACACGTTACCCATCTGCCGGTTGTAGTAAGAGTCCTCACCAGGGAGGGGCTCACCCGCCGCAGTCACGGGATCGACCGCCGCGACAGGCGGGTTCGGATCAGTCCCACCGTACTGCCCCGGAGTCCGCGCACCGACACGGCGGTTGTACTCCTGCACCGCCCCACTGTACCAGTCCGGGTTCATGTACCCGGTGTCGCCGGGCTTCATGCGCTGATTGTTCTGGTAGCCCCTGTAGTACTTCCCGAGTTCGTCGTCTTTCAGGCTACCCCAGTTGATGTTCTGGTACGGGTTTGAGTAAGGCATCTCGTCACCCCACGATCAAGATGTTGCACTTGCGACCCGCCGCACTGCACGACAGGTACACGTTCAAAGCGTCTGGTTCTGAACACTGCTGGATCGTCGTAGTCAGGATCGTCGCCGTAGGTATCACCGGGATCAGGCAACAGAACTTCGGGACAACTCCGAGCCTGTGAGGGATCGCCGTCTTGTAGTTGGCCTTGCTGAACGTGAACGACCTGATGACGACAGCCTTCAACTTATCCAGCGTGATCTGAGCGTTCGGTGAGATGTCGGCATTGGTGACCCCGGACCCGATGGTTGACAGCAGGTTGTTCAGGGCCGTCTCCACCTGCTGCTTGTTGTCCCCGCTCACGCGACGTACTACGGTGCGTCCCATCAGTAGTTCCCGTCCGGTATGAGTTGGGTCACCGGTTCCCACTCAATGATGACCCCGTTGAGTTCGTGCCCCTCGGACAACAGCGCCGTGTTCTCGGTGATAACCAGCTTGATCGCCTTTCCGCGAGCCGTGTCCGGAAGCGACATGGTGATCGGCCTGCGGTTGGTCACCGAGTAAGGGCTCGGGACCGTGCCAAGTCCAGTCAAGCGGTCTGTCGGCATCGCAAAATCTATCGTGTCGGTGACCATGCCATCGTCGATTATCCACTGCACCGTCGTCGATGTCCCCATCTTGTCGTAGTCGATGGTGATGGACCGGAACTGTTTGTCCATCTCGGGCAGGTCCATGTCGAACCACTTTGAGGTCCACTTGTAGACGATCTGCCCCTCAGTCGCCCCATTCGTTGCCACGTCGTAGAACGAGTTGTCGACGACGTGCATACGACTTCCAGCATAGGCACCGTTACCGCCCGCGTAGAAGGTGGCGTTGTCCACCTGCTCGTCCAGTGCGAAGAAGGCGAACGGGAAGCACCCGCTAGCCGCCCACTTGTGCCACGTCCCAGGCTGCGCGTAGTTCTCGTCGTAGACGAAGATGGCGTTGCTGCGGTCAGGGTACGACAGGAAGTAGCGACCGTTGAAGTACCCACCTGAAGCCGTGAGCCGCTCGGCCCGCGACGGCCCAAGGATGTCCGTCCTGATCGCATCGGACACGCGCCGGAAGTTGTACCCGTCCGTGACGTACACTCCGTCATTCGACAGGTAGTACACTCCGTCGTTCCCGACCGCAATCGTCTTTTCGGCCACGCAACCTCGCCCCCGGCCCGTCTCGATGATCTGCAGGTTCCCGAGGTTCGCGCCGCTCGGCGGGGTATCGCCCGTGATGAGACAGACCGTCGTGTTCTTGAAGACGATCAGATTCTCCTTGTAGGAGATGATCCCACGGATCTCGTCACCTGGGCGCGGCTCAACATCCACGAACCCAACCACGCGGTCTGGCATATAGAGGTCGGACCAGACCACCCGATTTGGGTAGGGAGTATGCGTGGTGGCTGCGCGGTCATAGATACTGGCGTACCACATCCGGTTGTGCTGCCACTCAAGGTAGGCGGCGGCCATGAGTTTCGCTCCGCAGTCCGGGTTGCTCACGAAAAGCGGATCACCCTGATACTCGTCGCCAAGTTCGGTATCGTTGTATTTATCGACATATGTCGTTGTCCCGCTTCCGGCCGCAAGGGAAGCCACTGGGATTTCCGTGACCATGAACCATCTGCGCGTCACGTTGGGCTGTCCGGGGTTGTTCAGAGTGCGATATACGCGGAGCGCCGTGGCATCCGTGTACTGGACCGAAGTCGCAGTTGGACCAAGGTCTAGCTTGCCAGCCATCGCGCCTAGCGTGATCTGCCCCGTAGAGGCGGCTGCTGTCGACGCCAGCGAGTTTGTTAGTGGCGTGATCGCACTCTCGCCAAGACCGCCATACACGACCGTCGTAGCGTACTCGTATTCGTGCAGTGTGCCGCCGACAAGCGTCGTCTCCATACGCCCACCAGCGGCAGCATAAGTCACCGTGTAGGCTGCTGGAGCGTCCATCGGGAGCCCGGCGTACTGGAGCGTTGTCCCGTTCCAGCGGTAGGTGTTGCTGGTCGAGTTGTTGCCGGGCAGGCTGAAGTAGATCCAGTCATTGATCTGCTTGAACCAGACCGGGGACTTGCTCGGGTTGATGCCAGACGACCCCGACAACTCGAGGCTGTAGGCCATCGAGGTCGGACTTGTGATCGTCAACTTGGCGATCCCGCTGGTCGCGGCACCGTGGCGCTTGTAGCAGACCAAGAGATAGGGAGTCCCACCCGTAGGACGATAGACGCCTGCCCCGCAGAACGTGGCGTCAGTGTTCCACGCAGCTGGCTTCGAGGCCGAGGTGATGACGTCCTGAAAGCCGCCCCTGCGCTTGAGAAGCCCAGGAGACGAGCAGTTCGTGTTGTAGTCCTGCCCGTCATAGGACGCTGACGGTGGACAGAACTTGCGCGTTGCGTTGCGCTGCCTGCCTCCTGCGAGGGAAGGAACCCTGAACTTCTGGCTCACCGACCGCTCCACTTCTGAATCTGGTAGTAGGTGTCGCCTTCAGCGGGCTGGTTCCACGCGATGGCCTCCTTGACCCCGTTCTCGTAACGCGACGTGTAGATGCTCGCCACGTTCGGCTTGAGGCGCATGAGGCAGCGAGCGATCATCCCATCCACGAGGTACTGATGGAAGCCGTCAGGGATATTGGGGACGTCTGTCACGACGATTTGGTCGCCAAGTGTCGGTCCCGCCCCGCCACCAGTGGGGACCGATGGGAACTCCGGGTAGACCGTGAGTGCCGTCTGCCCCGCACTGGCCCCCTTACTGCGACTGGCGGTGATACGCGACTTGAACCCGTCATTCGACCCAGACGTGAAGCGTACCTCGCACCCCTGCCAAAAATTGCGGGGTCGGTCTGGCAAGCCCTCCACGGAGAAGGCTCCGGGTAGAGGCTCGGCATAACCACCCCCTGCGATTGTCTTGACGGCCGCCGAGATCGGCAGCACCGAGTAGGCATTCCCAGCCCTGACGTACTCGATGACAAGGGAGTCAGGGTAGATCTGGAAGCGGACCCCGATCTGGATCGTCGCGGTAAACGCCGGAGACACGGTGATGTCGTTCAGCGTGTTCGATGCCACCGTACTCGACTCACCTTCGCACGCTCCGTCCAGGATGCGCATCGTGTAACCGGCGTACTGGTTCACCGTCGTTGCCACGCTGCTGCGATTGATGACGGAACTCGACCCCGCGCTCGTAGTCCGTCCATCGAACCCGCCAGTCGTCGGCTCAGGATACAGGCCGATGTTCTTGCGGTCGTGCGTCAGGTAGTAAATGCACGGAATACCGGAGAGCGCCGCACCGTTCTGGACAACCTCGGGCTCACGCCAAGGGAGGGAACGTAGCGCATCTTCTCCTGGGTTCAGGAACGACACCTTGTTGACGTGAAGGCAGTCCTCCGGTACTCCGTAAAGCGTGGCCCCAGCCACCAGAACTCGACTGTCGGTCCCACGAACCGTCTCGGTCCTGCGGGCGAAGTCGCGGTTCATGTCCGTCGCGTAGGCCGCCAGGACGCTCGGGGGGAACTCGTGCATCCCGAGGTCGCGCAACTGGGTCGAGGCCGACGACACGAGATCCTTGAAGGACATGAAGCTCGGTGCGCCGTAAGGCATCAGGCCCCCTCAACCAGCGAGCGGCGAGTTCCCGTGGGGATCTGCCCCTGCACGTTGGCCTGGATATTGTTCAGCCACTTGGCGCGGATCGCTTCCATCTCCATCTCGAACGTGTCCATGAACGGGGTCGGGTCGAGGTTCGCGCGCGGAGCCGCCAGCGCAGCCGCGTAGTAGCAGATGAGCGGATGGAACTGCTCGGGTACGATGGACACCTTGGCGATCTCGTAGGTGTCCGCAGCGCCCGGCTCAACAGCGAACCCGGTCCCGGCAAGCTGAATGAGCCCGTAGGACGTTCCGGGGTCTTCAAGGAAGCTATCGACGCGCAGGGCCTGACCCATCAGGACACCGGACTTCCATCGCACCTGAGCCCCGACCCAGTACTGGTCGATACCCGTCTTCGTTCCAGAACCTGCGAAGTAGATCGTGGGGTCGTAGAACGAGCCGCCAGACCCCGTAGCCGATCCGCCGCGCGTTCCGTCCCAGATGTCCACCGACTGGAACTCGGCCGGTCGCTGGTAGTAGCGCACCGTGACCACATCGCCGGTCAGCGGCGACGGATACAGGCGGACTCGGGACCGGCCCGGCTTGTAGGAGACGGTCGCGCTGACCTGACCGCCCAACTCCATGAAGAAGTGCTGCGCGCCGCGCTGCGGCCGGTGGTGCGTTGAGTAGGTCAGGGCCGCCACGTCATGCGCCGGGAACTTCTGGTAGTGGACCAGGGGCCCGGTCGCTCCGATGGTGGTCGTCACCCCGATGATCTCGCGCAGATCCGTAGGGAGATCGTACTCGGCAGTTCCGGTCGTGATGCTCGCGATGGTCGCCGTCTTCTGGTAACGCTCGCGCTCCACGTTGACGAGGAGCCCCGCCACGACGCTCTGGCCCATGTTGATGTAGTTGATGACGGCGGCCGGGTTCACCTTGTCACCCTGAGGGTCGCCCACCAACTGCATGACCATCGAGCGCATTTCCTTGAGGTTCATCATCGGGCCACCGCCTGCTGGAACGGGTTCGTATTGCCCCAGTTGTTGCCCGGCAGTGACGGGCTCACGTTCTGCTCCCACTTCCGGCGCATCATCTCAAGCTCCCTCATGTACTGCCGCTTGTAGATTCCGCTGTTGTTGCCCATCTTGCGCAGGGCAAGGTCGGCGGCGTACAGGACGACGAGGTGGTGGTACTGCATCGGAAGCGGACATACCTGATCCATCTCGTAGGTGGTGTCGAGCAGGATCGTGTTCAGAGTCGTGTCACAGGAGAACGCCCCGGTGGCCGGAGTAAAACTGAGGACGTTTCCCTTCATGTGGATCTGGTTTCCGCTCGTCCAGCGGACCTGGCTGTTGAGCCCCCAGAAGTCGTACCCGCCACCGACGAACGGAGCGTTGATGTCAATCCACGCCGACTGGCTGCTTGCTGAAGTCGTCACCTTCCCGTTGTAGATGCCGCGCTCGTGGAGTTCGGTCGTCTTCTTGTAGTACCAGACCTCGATGGAGGTCGCGCCGATGTTGTTCTCGGTGAGCGGAGTGGGGTAGATCGTCACCTGGGCCTGCCCGACGTTGTCGTTCCCGGCTTCGGACCAGAAGTGATACTGCCCGTAGACGGGGCGGAAGTCGGAGTTGTAGTTGATGGCCTGGAGTTCGGCAAGCGCGATCTGGTTGCACACGACGCCGTTGAAGATCACAACCGCGATCTCGCGCACGTCGTTAGACACGGCGTAGGTGGCCGTGTTGTTGGCCGCCGTGATGTACCGGCGCACCAGCCACTTGTCCTTCTCGACATCGTAGATCTGGCCCTCGAAGAAGTTCTGGCCCCAGTTGAGGTACTGGACCTTCTCCCCCCACCCGAGGCGTCCGTTGCCGGTGTCCCCGATCATGCCGTCGAGGGCGGCCCTCATTTCTCGGAGTGTCACTTGCCCTCCAGTTCGTTCAAAGCACGCCCGCGAATCGGGGTGCCAACGGCATACCGTGAGTTGATAGAGTTGACGATGCGCTCGAAGTCGGCCAGCGCCGCCTGCGCACGGTCAGGGAACTTCTTCAAGAAGCCCCGGTAGGTCGCGTAAGCCACCCATGCGGGCATACACTCGGCGGGCATGGACGACACCTCTCCAACATCGAAGCTGTTGATGTTGCCGCTCGTCGCACCGAGCGTCGTCACCGTGAACGTGCCTGACGCCTTGGTGAACCCGGTCACAGCTTTCTCGACCGAGGCGGCCGCCCCTGTGCGCATCCGGAGATTGCAACCGACGAACCACGAGTCGTCGTAGACGTTGGCCCCGGACGACACGACTGACGTTGAACTGCCCGCTGCCGTAGTCAGGCCCCCGTAGAACTTGGCCCGCTGTGTTGGGCGCGGGATGTACCTGACAACGGCACTGGACACGGAGGGCTGCGAGTAGACACGCACCGTCTGGAAGTCGATGGTCGCGTAGGCCAACTCCTGGTCCACTGCTCCCATGTAGCGACCCTTGCGTGCGTTCCAGAACTCCTGCGGGCTCACGAGAATGCAGCGCGTCGACAGGCTTGACTTCGTGACGTACACACCGAGAACACGCGCCCAGTTGACAGTGGCGTCCGTTCCGGAGGTCATGCCCTCGGCACCGGTCGACAGCGAGATACTTGACGAGTCCACGGCCATGTTGGCCAGGGCCCGGTCGTCAATCGCGTCGAAGGCCGCCTGCTCGCCCATCGTCAGCCAGCGGACGCAGTCGTCGTCGGTGACGAGGGTGGAGGACACGACGGACCTGTACGGTTCCGCCAGTGCCGACCTGACCTCAGTGATCTCGGTTTGGAGGTTCATCTAGGCCTCGCCCTCATACACCCAGAACGCCTGAATGAAGTGGGCAGACGTACCAGCCGTCTTCGTGAACGTGACGGTGACTACCGGCGGGGATGCCGTCCCCTCGGACTTCTTGATGAGAATCCCGAAACGAGAGATCGCCTCTTCAAGGAACGTGGCGTTTGAATACGCCCCCCACAGAGTGGCACCGCCGTCGATTGTGATGTCGATGGTGAACGGGTTCGGCCCGCCGGCGGCAGTCCACTGCGTCTTCAGGTCTACGAAAACGATGCCCCAGGCATCGAGTGGACAGTCGGTTCCCCAGGTGAAAGTGGCCGATCTCGCGAGGGTGGCGCTTGATGCGATAGCCTTCCTGATACGCCGCTTCAGGAACAGACTGGTGTCAATCGACATGGCTACTGCCCAATCACGATGCACTCGAACACATCGGAGTTGTTCCCGCTGTACTGACTGCCGGTGCCGAAAGCCGTCAGGTAGATCTTCGGTGCCGCCGTGGCGCTGCGGATCAGCGTGGGGAAGTGGACGTTGCCGCCGACATCAATGGGCCCGAAGATGATGGTGTCGACCCACTTCATGCCGAACCATGCCGGATCCACGACATCACCGCCCGTCGTGTAGGCACCACCGTTCGCAGTGATCTTGCAGAAGACCGCCTTTCGATCTCCCCACACCGTCTGCACCGGGTTTGAAACCGTGTAAGTCGCCATGTATTAGTACCCCTTCGCCTCAAGGCGAGTCGTGATTGCGGAAAGGTTCTGGCCCGTCGTCACCTCGATCAACGGGCCTGTCTGCATCGTCTGGTCGGAGGCGACGGTGTTGGTCGCTTCCAGCTTGGGGTTCGGAGATCCGCCGATCTTGGTCGCAACAGCACCACCAGTAGGGGCGGACCCCGTGTGGTACACGACAAGCCCGGCCGACTGCATCACCTTGACGTTGCCCGTCGTGTAGTCGTACTCGAAGGAATAGCCACCCTTGGGCTGGATCGAGATGGAGTCCACCCGCGCCAGCCCAAGGGCGTCCGCAGAGATTGCCTCCGACGAGCCACCGTTGACGTAACTACCGGAGAAGGTCACATCAGCGATGACGCTGTATGTACTCCCCGCCGAGTTCCGCTTCCTGTTTGAGATCGTGGAGGCCATGTGTTGTTACCCCTGGCAGTTCGTGAGAAACGCGCTCACGCTGCCCGGGTCCGAGAGAGAACGGTTGAACGGGAGCGCCAACGTCCCGAACGGGAAGTTGTTCGCCAGCGTGGCGACCTGTAGGATAGCCTTGCCCGCCACGGTGGACGGCACGAGACTGACAGGGACCGTAGCCGTGGCCGCCACCATTGCCCCGCTGGTCAGCACGCGCTCACAGAACCCGGCCGTCTGAATCCAGCCGTAGTACGAGATGCCCGAGTTGTACTGGCCGTTCGCCGCCGTCGCCGCCGCGATGCTGCTGTAGCTGACGCCGGTGATCGGCTGGCAGGCCACCGTGTTCGTCGGAGACTGCCGGATGCGGTACGGATGATACGCATACGCACCGCACGTCGAGCCGACTGCCGTGGCGAACGCGCGCTCCAACTGGAACGTGACCGAGCCGCTGACCGTCGCCGTGTTGCTGACGATGCGCCGCGTCTGGCCGATACCAGTACCCGTCACGGTGCAGAGATACCCGCCCGCGTACTGGTTGGCTAGGACCGAGACCATCGTCGCCGTGACAACGGTCGAGTCCGTGCTGGAGGTCGTGACCGCCGAACCCAGAGCCGAGTCGGTATAGGGGACGACGAGCATCCCTTCCGTCAGGGCCACCGTGTCGGCATTCTCCATGTACTTGAACACGCGACCGTCGTAGGTCGTGTACTGGGTGCCGAGCATGAGCGGCGAAGCCGTCCCGAACCCGGTGATGAACGTTGACTGGTCGGAAGGGACGTTCTGGAACTCCGAATTGCTTAGATTCGCGCCCATGACAGCCGGGGGATGCGAGTTGAAGTCGAAGTTCCTATGGAATGCCGTTCCGCGAGTGTTATACGCCATTATGTTTCACCTCCCCTTACTGCGTGACGTTGTACATCACGAAGTTGAAGCGACGATTCTTCCCGACGAGGTTCCCCGTCCAGGTCAGCTTGTTCGTCTTGAACATCTGGTCGTGCGGCGACATCCAACCCCACAGCTTGAGGTTGTCCATCTTGTGAGAGATGAAATCGAACACGTCCTTGTAGATCATGTACAGGTAGCCGCTCGGACAGTGCGAGTCGACCTGGAGAGCCAACTCCTCGAACGCGATGTCGCTCGACACGTCGCCGTTACCGAACCCGCCCGTCGCCTTGCCCGGCGAGGTGAACCGCTGCATCGGCTGGAGGGTCGCGTAGTACAGGTCGTGGATGGCCTGCGTGGTCAGGATCACGTTCGGACGGCGCGAGCCCTGCGTGGCGAGGCCACGGGCCTGACGCAGCTTGAACGTGTTGATCGGCACGCCGGTCATGTCCACGATGATGTTGCGCCACCAGGTATTCGTGGACGCCGAGATGCCGCCGACGACGATGCTGGTCGTGGTCGACACATGGGCGCCGAGCCCGGTGATGCGGAGCGGGTCGGTGCCGTCATGGTAGAGGTCGCGGCCCAACTGCTGGCGCATCGACTCCTCCATGATGTTCATGCGCGTCTCCAGAGCGGAGCCGAGCTTGGCCGCACCGTTGTTCTTCAGTTCTTCGAGCCACGCGATGGCCGCACCAGCGTAGTACTGCTTCCAGGTGTACTGGTACTGCGTCACGATGTCAGCGATGGAGAGGTCGAGCGGCGTGGTGCCCGAGTACGGACCCGAGGGGCCTTCGCCGTAGACGACGCCGCCCGTCAGGAACGTACCGCCATCCTCCTTGGAGCCGGAGGTGTACATCTCCTGAAAGGCCGTGTTCGTGCCGAAGATCTGCTCCTGCACGCCGGGAAGCCAGTTACGCTCGGTGAGCGTATTGATGGTATCCCAATTGATTGTGGTGCTATACGGTCCCGCCATTTCTGGGGGCCTCCTTGTAGGTTAGGTCCCGGCCTGCCGGATGATGTCCGCGAAGGACATCCTCGCCGGTTTGCCGTTCTGTTCAGGCTTGGCCTGGGCCGGGACGATGATGGTGCGCCGACCCTTCTCGGCTGCCTTGTCGAGTCCAACCTTCTCTGCCTTCTTGATCCCTTCCGTGGCGACGTGACGCAGAACGGCTACCTCGTAGTCGCGGAAGTCGAACTTGGGGCCGAGCGCCTTGATGCCCTCGGCCTCAATCTTGTCCAGCACGGCGTCGTCCACGATGCCGGAGAACTTGGCCTTGTTCTCGGCGCGGAACGTGTCGCGCTGCGCCATGACCTTGCTGCGCTCCTGCTCAATGAGCATCGGCTCGACGACCTTGAGCAGCTTGTCCACGCGGGGGTCGGTGATCTTGGATGTGTCGAGCTTTCCGCCGTCGGGCTTCAACTCCGCAGGAGGGTTCGCCTCCAACTCCTCGATCAACCGCTGGACCTTGGCGCGGAACTCGGGCGCAACATCCATGAGTGCGGTCAACGTGCGGGCTGCTTCCAGCCCTTCCTCCCGCGTCTGAAGGTCCGCGATGAGGGCCTGAGTCTCCTCACGCTTGTCTCGCGCTTCCTTCATCTCGCGGATTTCATCCAGCGTGAACTCTCCCACGCCGGGTATCTCGAACGCCTCGACCTTCTCCTCGCCTTCCTTCTCGGGCTCGGGGTCGGGCGTGGTTTCCTCGGTCGTCTCTTCGGTGGCCGGTTCGGCGTCGGGGGTCTTCTCCTCGACGATGATGTCGGCCATGTTCTCGGAAATCATGTTGCTGAAATCACTCACGGCAAGCCTCCAGGGTTTCGGTCCATCAACTGCCTCGCTGCCACAAGTCGGCGGCGGTACTCTTCTTCATCGAAGCCCGTGTTCTGTGTGGGCTGATAGGGCTGGAACTGCGCGAACTGCTGCGGCTGCTGCTTCTTCCTTGCCCCCAGAAGCGCCGAGCCAAGGCTGATCGCCATTGGAATCCAGAACGCCATGCTACTTCGCTCGCTTCCGCATGATGGGCCTCTTCTTGAGCAGCGTGCGCTTCATGTTGGCCGATGACTTGGCCTGCATGAACGACGCCTTGTTACCGCCACCCTTGCGCCCGTGCATCATCGCCACACCGAGACTCATCTTCATCCCTGATATACCCCCTCGCCGCCCGGTCCTGATTGGACGGGGGCTCCGCTTGCGTCTACGGGACCGGACGGGGCGCCCGGCCCTGGAGGCCCACCGCCAGGCGGACCACCGGGCGCCCCACCGGCCGAAGCCTTCGCCTGCTCGATAGCCAGCATCATGCGATGCTGCTGCTCCTCCTGCATCCGCATCCGCTTCAGCGCACGTTGGGCGAGCGGGAGGCGGATCTCTTCAAGCGCCGTCTGCCGGTCGATCAACTGGACCTTGACCATCTCCATCGCCAGCTTGACCCGTGCTTCACGGTTCAGCGGCACCGAGGAACCGATGACCACCTTGACGCCCCACCCCTTGCGGATCATCTCGGCCGTCATCACGCCCGTCTTCGTCTTCCCAGTGATCGAGTCCGTCATCACCACCTTGCGGTCTTCCTCGTTGTACTGCTGGAGGAGCGCCAGCCACATCTGAGCCAGGCGCTTCATCGTCTGATCCATGTTGCCGATCATGAACGCCGTCGTCACGTTGACCGTGTTGAGCAGCGTCTCGATGGCGACACCGGACATCTGTCGCTGCTGAACACCCTGCGCCACGGCAGGCACGTTGCTGATCCGTTCCATGCTGCCCTGAAGCATCGAGAAGATATCGGCGATGTAGCCGGGCATCGACGGGGGCGGGATGCGATCAAAGTCGCTCATGTCCTGAACCGGAATGCCAAGGCCGGGCTCGGACGTAATCTTCTTGGGGTCGATCCCTGAACGCTTCGTGTACTTGAACTGGGCGTTGCCCATCAGGTTTCGGTTGTCGATCAGATGCGAAAGCGTCTTGTTCACCTCGTCCTGCGGCGAGATGAGATCCTGAACGACACCCTTCGACCAGAAGCGGCCGGGCACCCGGTAGCAGTGCTGCTCGACGAACGGGAAACGCCCGTGCTGGTACGGGTTCTTCTCGTCCAGAATCACACGGTTGTCCGCAACGACAACGTGGCGTCCGCCGGGATAGAGCAAGTGCTGGGTGTACTGCTCCTCGCCCGACTCAAGATCGCGCTCCTTGACGTGGAGCGTGGACAGGTCGCGGATCCAGAACTCCAGCACCTGGATCTGGTCCTTCGACGGGTCGGGCATCCCACCGGGAGTCGGGAGGTACTCTGTCACCTGCGTCCGGTCGGCCTGACCGGCTGTATCCACACGGAAGGCGTACTGCGGAATGCCCGTTCCGCCTGTGGCGTCCTGCGTCGTGTCGGTCAGGTAGTCGTCCTGGTTCTTGATCATCGACGCCCCGACACCGACCTTGTCGGCCGCCTCGGGGTACTCGAGCAGGAGTTCTGGCAGCGTCATCTTGCGCTCGAAGATGACATAGCGGGCGTCGAGCAGTGACTTGGCACCCGGTGCCACGCGGAAGTCGTGAGGAACGTGCGCCGATACCTTGACCTCTTTCTCGAAGTCGCACCAGCGGATGTAGTAGAACGAGTTCCCGAACGTGAAAGCCGCCTTGTCGCAGTCGGCCTTCTTCTCGTCCATCTCCTCGCGCTCCCACTCCTCGTCGAACAAGACCTGCATATGGTCCGCGTAGTCGTCGAGTCCGTCCTCTTCGGGCTGGAACTCGGGGCGGGGGCGCTGCTGGTTCGTGAGGGCGAGTAGCGTCTCGACCTTGGACTGGATCTCGTTGGCCACGATGTCGGCCTTCCAGTCGGGCATCGCCTCCAGCTGCTTCCCCATCATGTACTCGAAGCAGACTTGCCACGGAGCCGTCTGCACGTCGCGGATCTTTTGCGCGTCGTCGAGAAGACCGAACAGGTGCCCGATCAGCTTGCGCTCGGGCTCCGGCACGTCGCGGTCGATCACGCGCCCGTTCTGCCCGCGTTCCCCGAACCGGCCCTTGAAGGCATTGGAAAGGAAATCGACAACACTGCTCACAGTGGCTTCCTGTCAAACTCGCGTTCGATGCTCTCCCCGGACGCTCCGAGGACTTCCTTCGTGATCGTCTTGCAGAACTCTCGGGTTGCCTTCTTGCGCTTCATATCCGCCTCGGCCTGCCGGGACTCGTTGAGCTTGCGCAGCGCAGCGATGTCGTTGCCGATCTCGATGCGGTTCTCTTCCTTGGCCCACCGTGCGCGGGCGCGCGGCCCACCGAACTCGATGCGACCAGGCCCTCGTTTCCCGCCGCTCCGGTCGTTCGCGTACACCGTGGCCCGCGCCGGTAGACTCACAGCCAGCTTCGCCCGCTTGCTGCACACGGGGCATCGCACCGGATCGTTGCGCTCGGCAACCCTGCGCTCCCTCTCCGTCCGGTGCCCGCTGGCACATTCGTATTCGTAGATCATGCGCCCCTCACAGTTGTCTCCAGTTGAGGCCCTGACACCCGCGATGGTACGGGTCGGCGGGTCCGATGTTCAGGCGGGCCTGGTGTTCCTTCCAGGCGGCCTCGATGTCGCTCGGGAAGATCACGCGGCGCATCCCGTCCATCTGCGGACGATCATTGCTCTCCCTGACGGTCGGCGTATAGGCCATGTCCAGCTGGTAGGCCAGTGCGTCGAGACGGTCCTTGGTCTTCGCGCGCGGGTAGCGGACCATCTCGTTCTCCAACGTCTCGTGTCCGCGACGGAAGTGGATGCGACCGGCGCGAGCGACGGGCTCGAGTCCCGAGATGCGGATGTCCTTCGACCGACCCCGCGTATCGAGATCCTTGAACGGAGGCCACTCCTGCAACACCTGGGACTGCTGGTTGGCGTAGAACATGATCGCCTTCTGAAGCTTGTCCTTCTCGACGCCGATCTGGAGCGGACTCCACTTCCGGTTGTGTCGGAAGAGTTCGTCGATGAACGCTCCGGGAGAGGGCCCGCGCTCGGCGAACATATCGAGCGTCCAGCAGTGCCCCTGGCTATCCCATCCGCAGGTGAGGATCACGGCGTCACACGCCTCGCGCTCCTCGCTGATCGCCGGGTCGGCCGTCGTCAGAATCACCAGCGACTTCAACCACTCGTCGAGTTGAGGGCCGACAGGCAACTCGAAGTAGGAGTCCTTGAAGTATGACGGCTTGAACATGGCCGTCTCTTCGTCGATGGGCTCGTTCAGGTACTGGCACGAGAAAAGGCTCGGGCGCATCGTCGTGCGCTTGTCCTCAAGGATCTCGGGTCCAAGGCGCTCAGGGAAGAAGTAGCGGGCCTTGCCTGCGGCCACCTCTTCGTCGGTGCGAATCGCCGACTCCTTCTGGATGCACCACTTCCCGCGCTCCTCTTCGGACTCGATGAAGTAGCCGTAGAGATCCTTGTCGTCCCATCGCGTTCCGACGAAGATCATCAGCGACGGGTTCTCGGCAATCGGGATCAGGCGACGGTAGAAGTCGATGGTCGCCTGGTTGCCTTCAGCGGAACGGGCCTGCTTCTCGCCGAAGATGTCGTCCATGACCAGGATGTCGGCGTGCGTCGAGTTGGCGGCGGACGCCAGAGAGCAGGTGCCGATGTTGTAGTCCTTGGTCCGGTAGTCCTGACGCCACGCGATGTTGATCGCCTGGTTCGTCCACTTGAGCCCACGCGCCTGATTCGTCGGCCCAATATGCCCGAAGAGTTCGATGAACATCGGGCAGTTGGCGATGAGTTCCTTGATCGCCGCTAGGAACTTCTCGACGTTCTGGTCGATCTCCTGGCCGAGCAGCAGTCGCTGATCGTAGCCCTTCTTGCCGTTGAAGGACCGGGGCGGGGACCACGCGGGTTTGTACTTTGGGTCGAGCGGGTCGGGCGGCTCGTCCTGCACGAGGATCCATAGCGGCCACGCCTGCGTGATGACCGAGGTCTTGAACGAACCACGCGGCATCAATTTCAAATGGCGGTCAATACCGCCCGAAATCGCGTGTTCGCCAAGACCCCAGTACGCCAACTGAAGCGACTCGCACAGTTCGCCGTGAACGTGGGGCAGGAGGTCGTACCCCAGGCAGTGCTTGGCGAAGTCGTAGAACGATGAACGGAAGCGACGACGCAGGGCTTCGTGCGCGGTCTGGATCGAGTCGAGGAAGTGTTCGCGGGTGGGTTCAGCGCCGACGACGCTCACTGAACCACCCCGGTATCCTGCGCGTTGACGATCTTCAGGAGCTTGTAGGCTTCCTTCAACTTCTCGCTCAACTGCTCGGAGTTCATCTCGCCGACCTTGAGCCGCCCGCCACCCTTGATCGCCTTGCTCATATCGGTGGCGAGTTTCAGGGACGCCTGCATCAGCTTGATCTGCTGGTCGGGATCGAGGTTCTGCACGTTGTCGAGAAGGAGATCGTGCGCCCTCATACCGGTTCGGTAGAGGGAGTTGACCATCGTGGAGATGCCCGCCTCGCGAGCCGCCTCGACACTCTTCTGGTCGATGGAAGAGAGCGCGATCTGCTGCTCGGCGCTCTCGCCGTTCGGGACGCACAGCGCGTAGAGGGCCTCGACCTTGTACTGCGCCATGTTCATCATCGAGGCGAACTGCCTGACGTTGCAGCGGTGGTGCGCCCGCAGCACGTTGACCAACTCGCGCAGGACCGTCTGCTCGTCCTGAAGGAGGTTAACGTAGTCCGAACCGAGGAGTTCGCGTCCCTGGACCGTGGGGAGCATGGTCGAGCGGTTCAGGTAGTGGCGGGCAAGCTGTCGCCAGAAGTAGCCCGAAGGATCTGGCGACAGCCCGATGCGCCCCGTGGTGAAGGTGGTCCCGATGTCGGGGACGTCGTTGCGGATCGTCACGAGGGGGATGTTCGGCGGAACCCCTTCCCCGTCACGGTCCTCGTCAAACGCCTCGAAGGCGGGATCTTCTTGCACGGTCAGGGCCTCACGCGGAAGAAAGCTTCATCGTACTGCGAGGCTCGGGTGGGTGTGATGCTGGAAGGCGAGAAGGGAATGGCCCCAGCCACACCGATGTCCGGGTTCATTTGCCCCGGCTTCGTGCGCCGCAGGTGGGCGTTCAGGTGCCATCCGCAGAAAAGGCCGAGCGATAGACCAGCGATCCAGAACAGGAAGTAGTCCACGACAACCCTCCTAAGTCGTTGACCACGCTACACCCACGGGTCGAACCCCGCAACCGGTAAATTTCTTACCGGGAACATTTGTACTGGTAAAAAAATAGCCACCCCCTCCCGACTGGCGAGAGAGGGTGGCCGACCACCGGCGAAGGGCGAACGACACCGATGGGTTGAACCTACACGGGGAGTTCATCCTCGTCAACGGTTTTCAGCATCGGCAGGCCAGCCACTGCTGCAGCGGCCTGCTCGACGGTCATGTCGTGCGTGTCCAGGTAGTGGTAGCCGAGGTTTTGGGGTGTCTCCGGCCCGTAGTTACAGATGCGGCAACGGGATGGGGGGACCGTAGACTGGGCGGTAGTGGCGTTCCATCCGTGCGTGAACGGCCATTGGTAGGGGAGCGGGTCGTACCTCGGCATCAGTTCACCACCTTGAGCCCGGCCTGCGCGGGGGCCAGGACGATGGGTGACTGCTTGGGTGGCGCGGGGGGCTGCATGGCCTGCAGCAGCACTCGCTGGACACCCAGGGAAGCGATCCAGTGGACTTTCGCGGCATCCCCCGACCCGAACATCGGGGCGAAGCCCTGGCCGTCCTCAGAGAGGATCTCGACGGTGCAGAAGCCTGCGCTCCCGCCGAGCAGTTCGATCTTCGCCCAGAACTCCTCCCACGCCTTCGCCGCGCCCTCCGCGCGCTCCTGCATCGTCAGGTCGTCAAACCCTTCAGCCATCGCGATCCTCCTGTGAAAAGGCCTAGACTTCATACAACCGTTCAAGTATGATACGCAGCGAGGGCGGATCCTGTCAACTGGCAAAATGGAGGGTTTTTGATGAAGCCGAACGAGATGTTTGAGGACGCCCCGGTGTCGGACTGGAAGCCCGACCTGGGGGGGGAGTCCGGGGCACGATTCACCGAGCAGGTATGGATTCATCACCTCTGGAAGAAGAAGCTCTGGGGAATCGTCTACGCGCACAAGCAAAGCGGGGATTCCGGGTGTAGCCTGCGCAAGCTGATCGAGGCTGCGTGCGCCGAGAAGTACGGGCCGATCACTGAAGCGTTCGAGGAGGAGTGATGCTCGACACGGAAGAGACTGACGCGAAACTCTGCAAGCAACTGGAGCGCGACCAGATCAAGTACGGAGATCGCTGTGTTGAGTATCGAATGTCGTGGTGCATCTCGCGCGTTCTGGGTGTTCTCTACATCGCCGGGTTCGAGAAGTCGTGGCAGAACATCAAGGATCTGCTCGATGAGTACGTCAAACGGACACACAAGTGGGAGGAGTGACATGATACCGGACTACCTGAGGGGCGTGGTGCTGTGAAAGTCCTTGTCGCGTGTGAGTTCAGTGGAACGGTGCGTGACGCCTTCCGCGCCGCTGGCCACGATGCGTGGTCGTGTGACCTGTTGCCGACTGAGAAACCGGGGCCGCATATACAGGGCGACGTGCTTGGCGCGCTCCATGCCGGATGGGACGCCATGGTCGCACATCCGCCCTGTCGATTCCTGGCTGTAAGTGGGGCACGCTGGTTCAAGGAGCGTGAAGCGGAGCAGCGCCTTGCGCTCGACTTTGTTCGTCACCTCATGGGAGCGAATATCCCGCGCATTGCCATCGAGAACCCCATCAGCATAATCTCCAGCCGAATCAGAAAGCCCGACCAGATCATCCAGCCGTGGCAGTTTGGACACGGGGAAACCAAGGCCACCTGCCTGTGGCTGAAGAACCTTCCGCCCCTGAAGCCTACGAACATAGTCGATGGCCGCGAGGCTCGAGTCCATCGAATGCCTCCCGGACCTGATCGATGGCGAGAACGATCACGCACGTTTCAGGGCATCGCCGATGCGATGGCCGCCCAGTGGGGGCTCTAACGACATGACCGCCGCACCGTCACTCCGTGTACTACCGATCACCGATCTCGACACCGCTCGCTGCTTCGCCGACAAGTTCAAGGGAAAGCTCTATCACGTTCACGCATGGAAGTCGTGGGTATCGTGGGACGGCTCACGCTGGGCCCGCGATCCCGATGAGAAGGTCGTGCGCCAGGCCATGTCCCTCGCCGATGACTATGAACTGGAGGCCCGCGAAGAACAGATCCCCGACCGTCGCGCCAAGTTGTTCAAGCTAGCCGGGCACCTCTCCAAGGGCAAGACCATCCGCGAGATGATTACCCTCGCGCGAGCCATCATGCCCAAGGCGTCCGAAGACTTCGACAAAGACCCGACCCTGCTCAACACCCCGTTCGGCACCGTTCACCTGCCGACCGGTGACCACCTCGATAACTACCCCCTGCACGACATCTCCAAGTCCACCACCGTCGCCTACGACCCGGAAGCCACCTGCCCGACCTGGGACCGCTTCCTGCACACGATCATGGGGGGCAACACCGCCCTCATGGAGTTCCTGCAACGCGCCGTCGGTTACTCCCTGACAGGCAGCACCAAGGAGCGCAAGGCGTTCATCCTCTACGGGTCCGGTCGGAACGGCAAGTCGACGTTCCTCCGGACCATCCAGACCGCTCTGGGCGACTACGCGACGACGGCCTCGTCGAACCTCATCATGGCCGGGCGCGACGAGAAGACGTACAACGACCTGGCGGCCCTGCGCGGCACCCGGTTCGTGGCCGCCTCCGAGTCGGGCAAGGGGAAGGCGATGGACACGGGGATCTTCAAGCTCATCACGGGCGACGAGAACATCAGCGCCCGGTTCCTGTACGGGGAGTGGTTCACGTTCCGCCCTCAGTTCAAGCTGTGGCTGGCGACCAACCACCGGCCCGACGTGGACGCCGACGACCAGGCCCTCTGGGATCGCATCCGGCTGATCCCCTTCACCGTCCGCATTCCCGACAGCGACGTCGACGACGACCTCGGCAAGAAACTGGAAGCCGAGCTCCCCGGCATCCTGCGGTGGGCCGTCGACGGTGCCGTTGCCTGGTCGCGGGATGGTCTGGGTAACTCCGAAGCCGTTGATGAGGCGACGAACGAGTACCGGCACGACACGGACCTGCTAGCCCAATGGCTCGAAGAGTGCTGCGAGCAATCATCCCTCACACGATACCGCACCGGCCTGCTCTTCGATTCATGGCGCGCATACGCCAAAAAGCAGGCCCCGAACCTACCCGCCGGTCGTGTGTGTGACTTCACACAAGCGATGGAACGCAAGGGTTTTCAACGAGTTATGGCTGGCCATAACAAGGCGTTCCTAGCGGGTGTCCAACTCCGACAGGACAACGATAACCGCGACGAGTAACCGAAAAGGAGGGAGTGTTGATAGGGATAGGGTAGGGTCAAACCCTATCTCAACCCCCCTACACTCCCTCCTACATTTGTACTAAGAAAAGGGAGGTGTTTACCCCTACCCTATCCCTATCCCCTAACCCCGGAGCAGTCCAATGTCGGCTAAAAAACCCAACGTCAAAGCAAAAATTCTGCGGAAAAATTCAGATGCCGTGCAAAACGACCTCGACGCCCTGCATGGTTCCACCCCACCCTCCGGCCGCTCTGCCCGACTCCACTGGCTCGGTAAACGAGCAGCCTCCGAAGGGCGCATCCTGCTTGCACTTACCTACTACGCTGAAGCACAGGCCGCCGAAGATGACCTCCCTGATGACCTGTGGGAAAAAATTACACGGGTGGGCTAACAACAAGCAGGGCCTGAGATTAGTGCGGAGATTGATGGGAGGGGACCACTACTACCTTCC